GTGCGTAGACGGTTTCGCCGGCTGGTATGTATATCTCGAATGGGACTGCGCCTTTTTCGGTCGGGGTGCCGTCGGCGGTGGTGACTGTTTCGCCGCCTAGATAGACAATGCCGTTACCGATGACGTGTATGTATATGGCGCGGTAGTTGTTGCGTATCGGGGCTATTGCTTGGCGTGTGGTGGTAATGGTGTACTTGGTGCTTTTCACTCTGGTTTATCCTTTGGCTTGTCTTTCAGACCGTTTGCGCTGAGTAGGCCGGCAAGTGAGCCGGTAAGAAATAGCAGTAGTGGTTGCAAGGTCGCCCATGCGCTTTTGTCGTTGTCCGATACTTCGAGCGGCTGAGTGACAAATAGCAGGCCGTAAAGTAGCGCCAAGGTTGAAACCACAAAGGTTACGGATAGCGCGCAAGCAACAATAAAGATTAGACGCGCTTTGATTTCTTCGCTGGTCATGCGATGTTCTCGGCGTGGCGCTGGGATTATAGGCATTTAGTTTCTACTGTCCGTGTGCTGCCAAGGCTGGCGGTGTCTACGGTGATGGTGGTGGCTGCGCGCAATGCCTTGTTTTTGGTTAGTGGCGGGCAGTTGACGCGCTCACGGTTACCGCACGCTACGAGGATTGACGCAAACAAAAGCGCCACAAAACTAATCCGCCACCACATCGCTTACCTCTAAGACTTCTGGTATTTCATCGGCTGTAAGTTCGCGCACGATTGTCTCGCCTGTTTCGGCGTCGTGAAATGTGCCGTATTTCGGTTCCATTTTTTATGCCTTTCGATATCCGTAAACAACAATCTGACCGTTTGTGATTGTTGCTGAGTTGTTTAGTGACATTACAAAACCTGTCGCGCTTGACGCGTTTTCAACTATGCCTGTAAAAGTGCCGAAACTTTGGTCGTCATTTCTTACGTATGGGGCGTGAACGCGCGTACGGCAGTTAGTGAGAAATGGCCCAAATAGGTCAATGTCCATAAAACCGCCTGCTGTGCTTCCGCGCATCATGCCTGAGTAAGTCCACGATGCTGCGTTGTTTACGCCAGCGACAGCAACACCGCCGGGTGCTGACGAAACGTGCATAATGCCGCCATAGTAGGCCGTTGTAATACCCGACAATTGTATTGCTATATCGCAAGCGGTAGAAGCCGCACCGCCTGTATACATTATTTTGTAGTTGTCGTAAGTGCTTGAAAAGCAACTGCTAACGGTGACGGTGCTTGACGCTGGCGATGCTGGCACGGTTGTTGTGCTAACAACAACAAGCCCAGCGTTTGCAAGTTAAGTGTTTGTGTCTGAAGCGGTCAACACTTCGCCAGCTGTAAAAGTTTTTATAGCCATTATGGAAGCCCCAATCTATTTGTATCCAGTATGCCAAATACCGTCGAGTCAAGTGTGAATGGCGTACCAAGCGACGGCGACAGATAAGTAGTAACCGTTGCATAGTCAAGGTAGAACGCGCCGGCAACGCCTTGGACTACCGCCGTAGTAGTTGTACCACGAAAAATAACTGTTGTGGGCGCGCCAATGTAGCCGTAGGTTGGGCCGGCAATAGTCAGTAAAAGCACGTCGGTGCAAGTTGGTGCAATGGTTGTGTCTGTCGTGACTACCGCTGGGGCTGCTTGCAGTTGCGCCGAGTTTAAGCGGAACAAATAAGCAGATAAAGACAATGCGTCTGCCGTGTTTGCGTTGTAACTATCAACATTGAGCGTGTTATATGGCGGGCTGCCGCTGTTAGTGGTTTGTGTTGCAAGGCCCGCCGCCTCTACGTTTACTTGGCTAAAAGTGTTTTGAGCTGAAGATAGAAACTCTAGTTGTTTCATTGGGTACATGGAACTAGACGAAGTGAGCGTGTAATCGGTATATCCGAGTTCTGCTTGGCTTGTGTTGTAGACGTACACTTCGCTTGCCCGGGCTGGTGAGCCAACGTTACGTTTCTTGTCTGAGTCGTCTATCACGTCTTGGCGTGTGTTTAAGAGCGTGTTCATTACGTCGAGCGCGCCGCCTGTCACGGTTTGCGCAGATACGTTTACGGTGGTAGCGGTTGCTTGTATGCGTACGTTGGTGGCACTTTGCAACGCAAAAATAGGCGTAGTTGCATCGCCAGCTGTCCAAGTAAACGCGCCAAAGTTTGTTGCTAATACGCCTGTACCGCCGGTGCATGTAATTCGTATGCGGTCGCCGGGTGCTGCGCCAGTGCCAGAGTCGTATGGCATGTCGTAAACGCGCTCAACGTCAGTAATTTTGCCCGTAAAATAGGCGCGGCTTGTAGAGCTGTTGGTTGGCCTTACGTCAATGAATTGGCCTATAGCGAGCGGTAGCGCGTAACTGTTGGCTGGGATTAACTCGACAACGCACGATGATTGCGGGAATGGGTCGGCGATACGTTGGCGGCCACGGCGTATCAAGACGGATTGCACGCCGGTCAGCGTTGTGTAGGTGCCGTCCATGGTGGCTGAGTAGTTAACCGTTGGTGGCGTGTATGGCATTAGGCGCTCGTTCTAATGGGTACAGAACCGTTTAACTGCATGTAACGGCGCAAGGCTGCTACCACTTGGTTTGGGTCGCCGCCGTTGACGTTAATAGTTACGCTTGACGCGCCAACGCTTGCAGCTGATACGCGCCCGCCTGTCATGTCACGGTTTGTGCTGGTGTTAATGCTGCCAAGAACACCGCCAAATGGGTTGGTGGTTAGGTTTGGCGTACCGCCACCAAAGACAGTGCCAAGGTTTGCGTCTAATTGCGCGCCGATAGCGGCAACGCTTGTGGGGTCTACCGCAAACTTCAGTAAAAACTCGGTGTTTTCTATGACACTGTTAACGCCGTCTACTATCGCTTGGGCTTGGTCAACGCCAGACTTGAACCACTTGTCTGCGGTCAACTTGGCAATACGGTCGGCCGCTGCGTTTACGGTGCTAGAGATACCTACTAGACGGTCTATGGACGCTTTACCGCCGGCAAGTAGCCCGTTAATTATTTCTAGGCCTACGTCTGCCCCAGAGTCAAGAATGGACTTAAGCAAGTCGGGGTCGTCTAGCCCGGCTGCAATAAGTTTTTCTATGCCGGTAGCAAGTTTGCCAGCCTTGGCGGCTTGCTCGTCGAGTACACCAAAGAAACTCTTGGCGCCTTCGCTGTCTGCTGCTGTAGTCCAAGCATCGCCCACATTGAATATGCCGCGCACAACGTCGCCAGTTGCCTTGTAAAAAGCGTTGTAGGTGTCGGTTGCTTTGGCTAGTTGCTCATTGGCGCGCATAAGCGCGGGGCTAAACTTGTCTTTAACTGTTTGCACCGCATTGTCGTATGCCTCTTTAAGTGTGCGTACTGCCTCGGCGTGCTTTTCGGTAGCCGCTGCGGCGCGTTTAGCGGCTGCTGAAGCCTTATCTGTGCTGGCGGTGCTCTTAGATATTTCTAGGTTTGCTAGGCGTTGTTGTTCAATGTCTACGGCTTTTTGGTAGTTGGCGCGTTTCTGGTCGGCGTCGAGTTGTAGCAATGTGTCTGACCATGCGCGGGTGTTGGCGTAGGCGAGTGCTAAACCGTCGTTTGTTTTGTCTAGGCCTGTTTTCAGTTTGCCTAGGTTTAGGTCTAGCCCAACTATTTTGCCGCCAAGGTTGAGCACGCTGCTGCCAAGGTTTGCAGCGTTCACGCCCATTTGTTTTAGCTTGTCGGTAAAGCCTTGTGACTCTTTTACGTTGCGGCTTATTGCGTCTTGTAACGCTTGGAACGGGTCAACAAAACGGCGTAGCCTGCCGCCTAGTTCACGGATAACACCGCCTAGGCCGCGCTCGTCCATTATTTTTATAAGTCGGTCTACGTAGTCAAGTAGGCGTCCGAGCATTGGTAACACGCGGTAACCGATGCCTTCTACCATTTCGTCAAAACGTATTTTAAGTATCTGCAAACGGCCTGCGTAAGTGTTGGCGTTAGCGGCTGCCGCGCCACCAAACTGTGCGGTAAGCGCCTCTTGTGCAGCCTTAAAATCTTTAGTTTTGATTATGTTCTCGTCAAGCGGCACGCCCAACTTTTTTAGTGCCGTAAAATTGCCGTCGTATGCTTTACCGATAGCGGTAGAAACTGCCACCAAGTCTTTACCCGTGGCTTTTGACGCGTCAATACTGAGCGTTAATAACTCTTGAGCCTTCGCTGCGTCCCCGGTAAAACGTACTAAGCCGGCAAGTGCAGGCCGTAGCTCATCGTCGGCAACGCCAGTGGCTAACTGCGTCTGGTCAACAAAGTCGGCCATAGAGTCGGCTAACGCTTGGTTAGGCCCGAGCGTTGCGCGCAGCTGTGTTTCTAAAAGTTTCTGTGACTGCTCATCGGCAATAGCGGCCTTGGCGGCCATAGCCAAACCGCCAGCCAATGCGGTGACCGCGCCGGCGGCGGGAACCATGGCTTTTTGTAGCAGGAAACCAGACTTAGCGCCGAAACCTTGCAGGCTGGCAAACTCTTTTTTGGCTGCGTCAAAACCTTTGGTGTTCAGGCTTGAAATAATCGGAATGTTGATAGCCATTAGCGCGTCCTAGTTTGTACAAGATTACGGTTAACAATAGTCATAACGCGCTCAACTATCTTGCCTACTTCAGCCTCGACAGCGGGTAGCACACTTTCGGCAGCTGGTTCTAGTGCGCGTGGTGCAGCTGCGGGGCCGACGTGCTCGCCTTCAGCCAAAAGATTAGTAACAAACTGGCCACCATTTTTGATGCCTGCATGATCCCAGATAGCGCCGGCGACGTCGCGCTGCTGTAGAACCAGTAACTGGTATTGCGTCGCCTTAAAATCGGCTGTACGGCCGTTAGAGAACCTTACAGTGCGGGCACGCTGGCCACGTTTGCCTACCACGGTGCGTATACCAGCTAGGACGCGCTCGCGTTTCCACCCGGTACCGTCGCGGCCTTTAATCATGTTGCCGTTGACCATGCGCGAAAGCGGGCTAGCGGTCGGGATAAATGAACGGGCCGCAGTTACAAGTCGAGTGCCAGCCCCAGACTGTATGTCTTTAGTAATCTGCCGGCGTAGAACGCGGTCTACTTTGTTTATTTCTGTCAAGGCTTCTTGGATACCGTAAACCTTGTAAGACGCGTCAGCGGGCATTTTGTTTACGCTGCCTTTCAAGTACATCTATAACGGTGGCTAAGTCTGGTAGTTCAAAGTCTACACTTGGGGGCCACCAGCCCGTGTGTAATAGAAGTTCCGCTAACTGTCGCCGGATAGTTCCGGCACGGTAAAAGTTGCCGGCTCGCTGTCCACTACTTCTAGGTTTTCAATAGTGTTAATAAACGCGTCGAGCGATGCGGGCACAATAATGCCTGAGCGTTGGCTGGCCTCGTAAGCCATAAAGGCTAAGTCTTCCATGCCAACGCCCGAGCCTAGGTCACTGGCGCGACGCTTGAAGCGCCTTTCCCATGCGACAATGACAGCAAGGTTAGTGGTTACCTCGTAGGCGTCTTCGTTTTGTCGTTGTACTTTTAGCCTTAACTGCATGTCGGGCTACCTTTCAGCTTGTTTGTTTTTAGGATACGTCTACGGTGTAGGTGCCGCCGCGGATAACAATATCCATGGTGGCTAGTTCGCCCATTGACGCGTTCATGCTCGGCAACGTTTCGAGATATCCGCCCGAGATAGTAAAGCCGGGGTTTGTGGCCGAGTACGTACCGGGTGTTGATGGTGCAGCTGGCGAAACAATAATGGTTGCAATTTGTGTGCCGACGAGTGGTGCCAATGTTGCGTAGGACTCGCTCGCTGCGTAGCTCGCATACATTGTCAACGTAAGTTCGTTGGACTGTAGGCCAGCGGTGTAAACGCGAGCAGTGCCACCAAACGCGGTGCTTTCGAGTGCTTCTACCGTGTAGTTCAATGTCACGCTTGTGCACTGGTCTGACACGTTAACCGCGCCGATGAGAACGTCTGGGTTTGAGAGATAGGTACTGGTAGGCATGGGGTTTACTCCTCGGGTGTTTCTTCTAGTTCTGTTTTAGCAGATTTTGGGGCTTTGGTGTGTGATTTCTCGACAATGAAACCGCCAGCCAAAAGGTAGGCGACGTCGTGGCCGTCTGGGTTAAAAGGTTCGCCGACGATGCCGACTCTAGGACTGTTTACTAAATACATGTTTTCCTAACCGGTTTGGGCCTGCATGGCTATGGTCAAGTCGTAGGCCGGATACTCAGCACCACCAATTATGGCGATGGTTGGGCGGCCGTCCTGAACACCAACTTTAGCGCCAATAACTTTGGCGGCAAGGTTCATAAGTGACCGTTGCGCGTCTAGGTTGTTTGGGCCAAGAGTGATGCAGCGCACGGGAAACAACATTTTTACGATGTTGAAGTTAAACGCCTCGAATGTTGGCGCGTCAATAAATACACATGGCGGCACTAGGTTGCGTGGGTCGTTAACCACTTGTAGACCGCTAACGGCGCTAAGCGTTGCTACGAGGTCGTCTAGAGCCTCGTTAAAGAGGTCTGTAAAGGTCACTGGCATGCGCTAGGCCACTTGCGGTCTGTCAATGCCAAGCAGTTGTTTGATGACGCCTGAAAGGCCTGTAACGGTTACCGCGCCACCGTCTCCAAAACTAGCAAACGAGTCAATACTTCCCCGTTGGCGATAGAGCATTCCGCCATACTGAATAACACCGAGCGTCACGTCGCCACTTGGGCTACTGCTTGGGCTATCTATATAGCCGGACTCCTGACGTCGGCGAAATGCAAAAGCGTTCGCAGCTGACGCGCATTGAGTTAAGAATGTTGTATCGGCTGCCGTGGCTGTACCGATGCCTAACCAGTCTTCAATTTGCCCGGCTGTAATCCAAGTGCATGTAGGTGCATACGTAAGCGTGCCGGTTGCTGGGCCGCGCTCGACGTCCGCCGCCGTTAAGGCAAACAAGACTTGGTTTTGTATTGGCAAGTCATAGTTATAAAGCAGGTCGCCGTACTCGTCTACGCCTAAGTAATAGAACTGCGGGCATGCGTACACAGTGCGCGTACCGTTGAATGTTGCGTCAACGGCCGCGACTGTGATGCTGTCGCCGGGCTGTACCAGCGCGTTAGTGAGCAGTTGCAAAACGCCGTAGTTATCAACGATTTGCTTGTGCGTGATTGAATAAACCGCCATGGCGGTAGCCCGCCTTTCGGGTTATGCGTTTACGAGCTTGACAAACTTGGTTGCGTCTGCCATGAAGACAGCTGCGTAACCACGGAACGCAATAGTGCGGCCAAGCGTGCTCGGTACGTCCACCGAGATTGCGCCTTTCATCTGCTCGTAGAACTCGAAGCCCGCAGCTGCACCAGCGGCGTGACCAACTACACCAGACAGTGTGCCGGTGGTGGTTCCGCCTGACATGTTTTTGTCAACTACAAGCGTAAGGCCGAGCGGGTTACCGTTCCACGACACTGCCGACTGTGTGCCTGCCGCGTTGTAGCCGCCAAGTCCGGGTGCGCCAACAAATGGGAACACTGGGCGATTGTCGCCGTCTACGGCCATACCCAATTTGGCCCATGTCACGGGTGACACGACGTAATGGGTTGGCAAATAGTTGCTGGTGTTAGAGATTTGAAACGCTGCACCGTAAACTGCCTCGACGATGTCTTGGCCTGAGAAGCTGCTAAGTGTTTCGGTTTGTGTGGTTTGTGCTACCAACTGGTCTACTGCGTAGTTGTCGGTTGCTTGACCGTAAGCGATTGCCAACTGCTCAAGAATAATGTTGATTGACGCGGGGTCACTCCAGTCAAGGTCTTGTTCGGACACGGTGACATATGTACCAAAACTAAGTTTGCTGACATCAGAGTTAGACACGCTGACAGTTGATGGGTCGAGCGGGTTCAGTTGGCCGGTTGGCTGCTGCGTTACTACTGGGCGGGTAACAATTTTTGGGCGGCGGAATGTTGCCCCGGCTTGGGGCATCGCTTTTGTACCGATGGCGCTAACAAACGGGCGAATTGGGTTAAGGCCGTCGTACACGCTGCCGGTAATAATTTCAGGCAAGATACCCGGTGTATCGGCGGTGGTAATGTCTGGCGCAGCTGCTTTAATGCGTGCGTTCATTTCAGCAAACGCGGTGCTGCCTGCTGCCATTGCTGCAATGTATTCGCTAGGTGATGGCAACTTAAATTGTGGTTTAGCAGTTGCCCACAAAGGCGCTGTAGGTGTTGATGCTTCTACTGCTGGTGCTTGGTTTTCCATGACGGGTGACTCCTCTGGGGTTTCTGTTGTTTCTTCTTCGGTTTCGTTCTCGTCGGTGTCGGGTTCCGTCTCTACTGATGTTATATCAGACTGTGCAGCAATTTGGTGGATTTTCGCATCGGCAAAAGCGCCTTCGGAAACCATGCTTAATTCTGACCAGATAGCGGCGGTGACGTGCATAACGCCGTCAACCATTGTCCACTCTGTCGGGGTTGCGCCGACTGAGACCGAGTCAAGCACGCCGTCTTGTGCAAGTGTCAGACTTTCGTCGCCGGCACGGGTGGCCGAGATACGAGCTGCAAACATTACGCCTTCGGGTGTTTCTACGCGCTCGGTAACAATGCCAATGGGCTTCGTCGAGTCGTGGTACTGCATGAGTTTTGGCGCGGGGCCGTCAACTGGCAAACTGCCGGGCATAAAAAGCACCTCTTGGCCCGTACTGGTACGTGCGGCCACGTTATATGGCGCGGCTAAACCGTAAATTGTGCGCTTAGGCGTAGCGCCTTTAGCGGCCTCGACAGTAAAAGAGCTGGGGGTAAACCTAATCATTTGCGTACCTCGGGGTTTCTATTGTTGTTTCTGTTTCTACTTCTGAGTCGCCTAGGTAGGACTCGCTTAGGTATTCTTCTACGTCAAACTTAACGTAAGTGCCGTGGGGCAGTACGTTGTCACTTGACAAGGTTTCTGAAATGCAGTCAATAAACGCCTTGGCACCAAATAGGTAAAGGTCGGCGCGAGCGCCTGCCGACGTGGTGTATTGGTAAGAGCCTTGGTCAATGCCGGCAAGGTAGTTAGGAATGTTGGCGGCGCGGCATAGTTCGCGGGCTTGGAAATCGCGGGACTCAACAAGCATCATGCGGTCGGGCGTTGCCGTAGTGGCCTCGTATGTCAAATACTCGTTTAGTGCTGCCGTTTGGTTTGTCATGCGCGCAGCGTTAAATGCTGCTGCCATGTCGGCTAACTCTTGGCCGCTTAGAGGTTCGCCGCCAACTTGGCGCAATACGCCCGCCGGTATGGCCGACTCGGCATTGCGTCGTGCGCTGGCCTCTAGACGTAAAGCAGTCGTAATGGCTTCGCTCGACGTGTAAAGCAAACCTTGTACCGGGCTAAGGAATTGCACTAAGTTTTCTGACTCAATAGGTAGGCCATTAAAAAATACTTGGTTTGACGGGCCAAACCATACGGGGCCAGCTTGGTCTTGGGTGGTAACCATTGCAGCTGGTAGGCGCTCAAATGACGCGGGGTAGCCATCAGCCGTTAAACTTTTTTTGTACCAGAACGCTCTTCCATACATGAATAAATCGTCAAATGTCCAACTTAGAATGAAGTTGTTAGTTACGTTGGGGTCTATACGGTTCAGCCAAGCGCGTGGGGCAAGTGGAACGGGTTCCAATTCTTCGCCGTTCCAAATGTCGCGAAACATTTCAAGTTTGAGACAACCAATGACGCTAGCCATAAGGTCACGAGCGCGGCTAATGGTCGGTACGCGCATAGCGATTTGGCGCATTTCGCCATTGGTGTACGCATAGAAATTGTTTATTTGGGACGCGCCAGCATTACCGCCAGTGCCATAGCCCACGGCGGCTTTTATCTCTGGGTCTTGTGAAGTGCCTACCGCGGCAACTTTGTTACGTCCAAATAAAGCCATGTGGATATCTTGCCATTTCCTATGTGGGTAAATGTGGATAACCGACCAAATCCCGACGAAATGGCCG